GGGTACGGCAGATGTTCCAGAAGACGGGCAACGCTATCTTGCGATGTCTCCTGCAGGTTATGCTGATTTGTTTGCAATCAATGAGTTTGCATCATCAGACTTTGTTGGTCCGCAAAACTTACCTTTTGCAGGTGGTATGACAATGAAAGAGTTCTTGGGCTTCAAGATCTTCTCAACGTCTGCTGTAGCAGGTGGTAAAAACTTTGCTTACCATACAAGTGCTGTAGGTATTGGTGTGAACTCTGATGTTCAAACTGAAGTAAACTATGTTGCTGAGAAAGTATCTCACTTAGCAACATCAATGATGTCAATGGGCGCGGTAGCTATCGATGATAACGGTATCTACGAAGTCCTAGACAATAACTAAGAGGAGGATCTAAAATGGCTTATAGTGCAAGTGGTCTTGCTCGTATCGGTGGCGACTCAAATGGTAGTTTGTGGATGTATACATCTGCGGATGCGATTGCTACTGTGAACACATCAGGTTATTTTAACAGTGCAGCTAATATGCTTTCTGTTCGTGACTTGATTATGGTTCGGGACACAAATGTTCCAACAACTAACTTCTGTACTGTTCTTTCTAATACTGGTTCAGTTGTAGATGTATCTGATGGTACTGCTGTTGCAGAGACCGATGGTGACTAATAGAGTGGGGGCGAAAGCCCCCCTCTTTTCATAGAGGTTTATAATGGTAAGTACTCCTGCAAATAGTGCAATTGATATATGTAGCCGAGCTCTCATCTTAATTGGTGCAGAGCCTATTACTTCTTTTGATGATGATACATCTGAAGCTTTGATTGCAGGTAACATGTATGAAGATATTGCAAGAACTAACCTTACTTCTACACGTTGGAGGTTTGCAACAAATCAAGCTGTATTAAACAGGTTAACTGAATCACCTACTGGTCGATTTGATTCTGCTTATCAACTTCCTGACTATTTATTTCTTCATGCTGTTACGGTAAGAGATTTGCAAATTGAATACAATGTTTATGGCAATAAGGTTTTTTGTGATGCTGACGTTGCTGATGTTCTTATAGCTGATTTTACTTATAGAGCTGATGAGGTTAATTGGCCTTCTTATTTTTCTGTGTGTGTAGAGTATGCAATGGCTGTTGTATTTGCTACTGCATTAATAAGAGATACTTCTTTATCTAGCTTAATGTCTAATCAGTATGAGTTTCTTATGGCTAAAGCTAGGTCAACAGATTCTCAGCAACAAACAACTCGTAAGGTTGTAACATCAAGGTTTATTACTAACAGGCGAAGCTAAATGCAAAAGGCTAGAATACCTATAACAAACTTTCAGTATGGTGAAATTAGTCCGTCTTTGGTAGCAAGGACGGATTCTCCAATTTATAATTCATCTGCTCAAAGTGTTAAAAACTTTTTTATAAGAACAGAAGGTGGCGTGGCTAAACGTGGTGGGTTTCAAGCTCTGCATGATTTTACTGCTGTAACTGAGGATACATCTATAAGGCAGCAAGTAAGATTAATACCTTTTGTATTCTCAGATGATGAGCAATATGTAATAGCTTTCTCGCATCAGAAGTGTGAAATATTTTTTATTAACCCGACAACTGGCGCATTAAGTTTGGTTACAACCCTTACGCAAGATGTGGACTCAAATAGTTTACAATGGGATCAGGCGTACCTACATGAAATGACTTATGCCCAAGGTGGTGATGTTTTATTTCTTTGCCACAATACATTTATGTGTCAACAAATTGTAAGAACTGGTTTGAATAGTTTTCAAGTAGAACAGTTTGATTTTGTTTTACAAGCAGGTGGTGCTAAGATTTATCAACCATATTATCATTTTCAAGCAACTGGTATGACGTTAGATCCTTCTGCTACAACTGGTACTTCTATTACTTTAACAACGAGTGCTGCTTATTTTGATACTACAGGAAGTCAGTCTGGTGGTAATTATCCTGATTCTAAGCATGTTGGTGTAACATTGTTATACCATGAAGCTGAAATATATATTACATCTGTTCAATCCGCTACTTCTGCTACTGGTAGAGTTGTCGATGAGCTTTATGTAGAGCTTGATCCTAATTCTATTAGAACAACTGACGGCTCTGGTAATTTAGAAATTACTCATATTAATCATGGAATGACCGCAAGTGACAGTATTACAATAAGAAATGCTTCTGCTGTTGGTGGTATAAATGCTGCACAGATTAATGGTACTAGAAGTATTGCAAGTGTTATAGACGAAAATAGATATGTCGTTACCGCAGGTTCTTCTGCTAATACATCAGAAGATGGTGGTGGGTTTTTACAGATAGTAACACACGCTGCAACACAACAATGGATGGAGCAGTCTTACTCTTCCTTGCGTGGTTACCCTGCCGCTGTTGGGTTTCACGAAAACAGATTGTGGTTCGGTGGAACATTATCTCAACCCGATACAGTGTGGGCAAGTAAGTCTGGATTATTTTATAACTTTGATATTGGTGACGCTGCTGACGATGATTCACTAGAACTTGTAATGAGTATTGGTGAGGTAGCCACTATACGCCACTTTGTATCTAATAGAGATATACACATCTTTACCGCAGGTTCTGAGTTTTTTATTCCTACATTCGAGAACCAACCTATTACCCCAACAAATGCTAGGGTTAAAAGGCAGACATCTTTTGGCGCTACGTTTGTAAGGCCTCAACCTTTCTATGGTGCTACAATTTTTGGACAAATTGGCGGAAAGATGATACGTCAGTTTGTTTATGATGATAGTGAGCAAGCTTATAAAGCTGATCCTATTTCATTGCTTTCTTCTCATTTAATAAGCGACCCTGTTCAGATGTGTGTAATTAGTGGAGCAGTAAACACAGCCGAATCATTTGTATTTGCTCAAAACTTTACTGGTGAGATTGCCGTCTATAATCTTAATCGTATAGAAGGAGTTGCAGGATGGACAAGATTTGAAACCAACGGTTCGTTTCATTCTGTTACTGCTATTGGTAATAGGGTTTTTGCTGTTATTAAGACCAATCTTGGATCAGGTACAAAGAGTTTTGTATTTGCTGAGTTAAATCAAAATGTAAGTTTAGATCTTGGGAATACATATACAGGAACAGCAGGAGTGTTTACTGTATCTAATTTCTTTGAGAATGGTGCAGAGGTTGATGTAATAAGCTCTACAGACTATTTAGGTAAATTTACAGTAGCTAATGGCAAGGTGGACGTTTCGGCTGTAGACGCTTCTCTCACTAGCTGTCAGGTAGGGTTTGGGTTTGATGTAGAGCTAAAGACTAATCCAATAGATGTTAATACTGCTATTGGCCCAGAGACAGGGCAACCTAGAAGTTTATCTAGAGTAATACTAGATTTATCTGAGACTCTTTCTGTTTCAGTAAACAACAAGAAGTTAATAATAAGAAAAGTAAACAATGACTTTAGTCTACCAAGGCAAGCGGTCACAGGGAAAAGGGAGTTCTACTTACTGGGGTACAACAAAGATCCTCAGATTACGGTAACTCAAACTGCACCTATGTTTATACAAGTTAATGGTTTAGTCGCGGAGGTATCTTTCTAATGGTACTACCTTTAATAGCAGCAGGTTTAAGTATTTACGGCACCTTCAAACAAAGAAGTTCTGAAAAAGAAGCTGCTGAAGAAAGAAAAAAAATAGGTGAGTTAGAGGCAAGGCAATATGTTTCTGAATTATTTTTAGCTAAAGCTGAAGCTATAGATGTTTCTAACAGAAGAATGTCTGAGGCATTAGACGCAGAAAAACAAAACACTGCTTTTTTTAGTGCTAAGATAGCTTCTTCTGATAGGTCAGTAGCAGCTTACTTAAAAAAGAATAGGCAAATTGTTGGCGAAGATATGGCTAATATAGAAAGGCAATCTCGTTTGACAGAAGCGAAATATGCTGCACAAGCTGCTACTGCATATACATATGGTCAAAATGCAGCCGCAGGAATGAGGTCTATGTCTAACGCTAATTTTTTAACTAATTTAGCTGACATTGCTATTAATATGCCTCCCTCTGTTAGTAATATTTTTAGTAGCAATAAGGATGTAGGCTAATGCCAGTAATAAGAGAAAGATTAGGTACTGGATCGATTGGCCCTGTTGGCATTAGATCTGTAAATACTGGTGGAGTAGAAAAGTATAGTAATATTGCTAGGGCTGCCAATCAAATTGTTCAAGCCTCAGTTAAAGAAATGGGTGTGCAAGCAGTTAAGCAGGGAGAGCAGTTAGCATTTGAGACTGACTCAAAATCTATTATTAATATTAACCCTCTTACTGGTAAGCCAGAAGCATTAAATCAATTAAATGATGATAAGTTTATAGGTAGAGCAGCAGGTGAGGCATATCAAAGAGTAATATTAGATAGGTATCAAAATGAAGTATCTCTTGATATTCAGCGAAAAACAAATGAACTTATTTTAAGTTACCAAGATGATCCTGATAATGTTGGAAAAGTTACAGGTGCTCTCAACGAATACCTTAAAAATATGGCATTTAGTACAGAGCAAGATGGTAAAGCAACTATATACACAAATTATGTGCAGCAACAGGGCGCACTAGAACTAGCTAAAGCAGAGCTATCTTTAGGCAAGTTAAACGCTAGTAGGCAAAGGCAAAAGCTTGGGGAGCATGTACTTTTATCTAATAAAGATGACAAAGTAACAGCCTATGAGTTTGGCAAAACAAATCAGGACGCTACAAAACTTGATGCATTTATAGAAGCGAGAGTTGCGAAAAATGCAGATGCTGAAGCATCAAGCTTGGTTAATGAAGGAACTGCTGACAGACATGGCGTGGAACTAAAAATTGCTTATGTGTTTGGCAAGCTAGAAGGTTTTTACCCAAAGTTTATGATGAATGACTATCAGAGAACTCAATTTGAATTAGCAATAAGAACTGATGGTAAGGTTACAACATATTTAGATGAAGAATATAAAGAAGATTTAAGTAGTATACTTAAATACACTGAAGATTTAAGCGCAGAAGATTTAGAAAATGTTATGGCTTTTGCAGAAAGTCTTTCTGGCGATTATCGCAAAGCAGAAGATTCTGAGCTTGAACAAAGAAGATTATTGCTAGAGGCGCAAAAAGATAAAATTGAATCTGCAAAAGCAGACTTAAAAGTAGATTATAATACTTTTAAGCTATTAACTGAAACTGACATAGGCAAATATACCTCTGGTACTTTTGGAAGCTTAGATACTGTCTATAATAATTTTGGTAAGCCTGAGTCAAACTCTGATGCTTTAATAGAATTTAATGTTGCAATAAGTAATTCTCTAGATACGTTAGATAGATTACAGAATACTTTTCAAGGATTTATAGATGCTGAAGTTCCTGTAGATGCAAGTTTAATTACAGACATTAAGTCTGAAGAATTGAAAAATTACCTTACTATAGCTGCTAGAGATGGTAATATAGATTCTCTTAGATTAGCAATAATATCAACAGATGCCGATGGTTTTGAAAAATTAACTTCTTTTCAGAAACATGTAGTTAGAAATATAAAAGCTTACAAATTATATGATTCTAACCAGACAGAAACTGTTACTAGTTTTCTTAGCGAAATAAGAAATAAGGCTGAAGAAAATATAAATAATTATATTGCTAAAAAACAATTGCAAGCTGAAAGCAATAGCATTGCTCAAGCAGCACGATCTAATTCATTAACTGAAGATGAGTTTAATAAATTTAGCAAAAAAATTATAACTACATCTAGCAATATTCTTACTGATTCTGAAAAAGATAATATTGAAAATAGTATTAAGTTAGCAGGAGCAGAAGGAATAATTAACAATACTCAAAATGCTAGCTCTCTAGATTTAAATGCAATTAGTTTATTTATTCAAAGTGATGGTAAGAGCAAAGATCCTTCTGTTATAAATTTAAGTAAAGCTAATAAAGAAGTAGCAGAAACTTTAAATAAAATTGTTCAATCATTTCCAGAAGGTAAAAAGGAAATAATAAGAACTCTTGAAAAAAGAGAAACAGATATAAGAACTGCTGAAACAGATCGTGAAAAAGAAAAGAAAAAATTAAACGATGCTATAAAACTTAGAAATGAAACTATTCAAGCAGGGAATACAAACAAAACAATAAGCCATAGAGAAGATATGGATAAGATAATGTCAGATAACTTGGACATTTCTTCTGCTGCTGACCCAAATTCTACAACACCTTCGTTTTATCAGCTTTCAAGAATAACATTACCAGAAAGTTTGGTATCTGGTCTTAAAAACTTTTTAAGCGGTACTGCGCCAGAAGTAGATGCTGATACATTACTTAAGCACGCTAATGTTCTAATGAATGACAGAAGTCCTTCTGGTACTGTAAATAGATTTGGTGATATTTTTGGAAAAGATACAGCTTTATTAAGAGAGGTTGCTCGAAGAAAAGCATACTTTGGAAATGAAAAAACAGCTAATCAAATACTATTAGAGATAAAAGAACAAGCTAATTCTCCTTCTGCAAAAATAAATAGAGATAGAGTATTTAGTGAATTATCTCCTGTTCAGTTTGTTGAAAAAGAAATATCTTCAGATACGTTAGTTGTAGCAGATCTTGCACCTATAGCAGAAATGTACGCTGAAATGGGTAAAACATCTCAAGAAATAATAGAAGAGCTTACTAATTATTTTGATGAAAACTATAAACCATCTGAACATGTTATAGATCCTAACAGTCCATTTGTTCGTGGTGAGAGTGTTTCTAAAATGTCACTAGACATAGTTTTCCCAGATGAAGAAGAGAAAGCTGAGTTTGTTAAACTCGTTAATCAAGAACTTCCAAGAGGGTTTAGCTTAGGCCCACCTCAAGATATTTCGTATATACAAAAAACTGTGCTTTCAACTAGAAGTGGTAAAGCAAGAGAAACAGAATCTACTATTGTAACAGGCCAAACAAAAGAAGTATTTCTTGTTCCGTTTGATGGTGGTGATGTCCCTCAGTTTTATGCTTACTTTAGAGATGAAAACAATGAAATAAGACCATTAATATATGACAGGCAGATCGATGAATTTGGTTCTTCTGAGCTTACATGGCCTATGTTTGATACTAGTATGACACAAGATTTTGCTAAAAATAAACACAATCAATTGTTAAGATCTATTCAAGCAGCCGCTAGAGAAGAAGAAAGAAAAGCTAGGGAAGAGGGGGCAAAACCTTTTATCCCAGAAGATAGTGTACTAAGGCGGCTTCCTATACTTAAGTTTTATGGTTGGGATTTACCATAATGAAAAATGGATTAACTACATTCCCTGTTGTAGAGTATTTACCTGACAGGCCAGTAGAAGAACAAGAAAGTCCTGAGTTCTTAGAAACTGTAGGCGCTATGCTTGGTATGAGATACGATCCCCTTATAGACAGAATTAGGGAGTACAATAAATTTGGCTCGCGTCCCGAAGTAGAGGATGGTTTTAGTGCGGTTGATAATGTTTCTGATGATTTAAAAATGTATTCTGTAGAGCTTGCTAGAGCAACTAGTATGGAACATTTAAAGCATTTAGAAAAAGATCTAAGAGACAATATTTCTAGAAGAGATATTTATGGAAGAGCTTCTACTGGTATGCAAATGGGCGCAGAGTTTTTCGATGTTATAAATTATGTACCACTTCCTTTTATAAAAGGTGGCAGTGTAGCTTACAAAGCTTTGAAAACTGGTACTGCTACTGGTGCAATTGTGGCAGGACAAGAAGCAATTCGTTATCCCTTTGACCCTTTGGCTACAAAACAAGAGGCTGCTATAAATGTTGGTAGTGCTTTTGTTTTTGGTGCTGCTCTTCAAGGTTTGATTTCTATACCTGTGACTAGAAGAGCAAGAGCAACTAGAGAAGCAGAAATAGAAATAAATAACCTTAGACAGTTTATTGATCCTACCTATAAACCTACAATTGTAGATGAAGGTTTTGACAAGAGTCAAAAGTTATCTGACTTCGATACTGTTGGAGATCCCTCTACAGCAACTACAGATTTAAATATTGCTGATAGTATTTTTACGAACTCATGGCTCTACAAGTCTGTAACAACTCCAATGAAAAGAATACTTCAAGACAAAAATATTCCTGACAGCGTAAAG